TTCAACACACACATCATACATTTGACGTTCTGTAACGCAGTCCGCTAACGCTTTCTTAGCCTTGACTGGGCCAACGCCCTTGATACCCATGATGTTATCTGCGCGGTCACCCGTAAGGATTTGTTCGTACAAGAACTTGACAGCATCTTCTTCACTAACATCGTATAGCTTGCCCGTGTTAGGGTTGAAGTGTTTGCCCGGAACTTGATCGAAGTCCTTGTCGATGCTGACAATGATGCTTGGCTGCTGGGTGGCGGCAATGGCAATCAAGTCGTCTGCCTCTTCCTCGTCACTAACAACAGCTTCCCATTCATCAATCAGGTACTGACGGATAACAGCAAGGTGTTCGGGTTTCTCCTTGTCCTTTCTGTTTTCCTTGTAGCCAGCAGTGACTGCGTACTCGTGTCGAAAGTTGCCCTTTCCCGTGAGGAACACACGGTACTCAGGCTCGTCTTCGATGAGGATATACAAGTCACTGATCAGATCGGACAGATATGAGCCTGCACTGTATGCTGCGTATTCTGCACGATCATCCCTAGACTTGTAAGCGCAGCGATATGCTACGATGTCCCCATCAATTAAGATCACAGAGCATCAGCCTCATCAACGGTGTCGTCAACGTATTCGATTAGCTTTGTTACCTTACACTTAATCATGCTAGGGCTGCGTCCAGTACCGACCGACCAGTCGTAGTAACCGACAACACAGACAGCTTCACTGCCGTTGGCGATCATAACGTCTGCATCAAACTCGTTACCGTCAGCGTCTGTAACACGCATTGGGTTGTTGCTCTTCATGGTGATGAATGAATCCTTCTCATCGCCTTTGTTAGCAGCAGCAATGCCCATGTTGTCTAACGCTTCAACAGCTTTATCACTCAGGTTGCCCAGTACAATCTGATACTTGTTGCTAAACTTGTTCAGCTTGTGGCGTTCAACCCAGTAAAGAGTTCCTTTAAGTGTGATTGGTTGTGGTTTATCAGTCATAACTTTCTCCATTTGTTTACTACCATAATATTATACCACGGATTTTGATAATACTCAATGCGTTTCCGCCCAAGTTTTACCAATTTTATATTCACCGTCCAGCGGACAGCGAAGATTAAGTACTTCACCTGCTTCGATTATTGCGTTTACTAACTCCCTCCCTACTAGGTCTGCATGTTCTGGCGTAGTCTCAACCTGAAACTCATCGTGTACGTTCGCAACAAACTTGTGCGGCACGTTACATAATCTGTCGTTGGCTATGACTAACGCCTGTTTCATAATGATAGCACCACACGATTGTAACAGTGTGTTCAGTGCAGCATGTTGATGTCTGATCCATACTTGTCTACCATCAACTCCGGGTATGCGGCCTGCTGAAGCAAGAGACTCAATCTTTCTGACCAGCCTCCCAAAAGCTGGCATGTTTCGTAGGTAGCTATCTCTAGCTCGCTTGCCATTCTTAGCAGTTCCTCCGAGGATAGATCCAAGCTTTGCGTTTCCTGCTCCATACAATAAAGCATAGGTAAAACGCTTAGCATCAGCTCTTGTTGTAAGTCCAGCAGCCTGTTGTGTTGCTGTGTGTACATCTCCTTCAAGTAATTCTTTGATGTATTCTTCATCTTTCATGTAGTGTGCAAGACAGCGTAGCTCCAGACCTGAAGCGTCAGCGCCTACTAACACGTTACCCTCCTCGACTGTGAAACATTCACGATACTTAGACTCAGACGGTATCTGTGCCATGTTTGGTTTGCTGTGTGTCATACGCCCAGTAACAGCGCCGCACGTATTGACGTAACCATGTATGCGTTTGCCCTCAACGGAATCAATCCACGACTTAAGCATACCGATACGCTTGCTGATTGTTAAATACTCTAGCACCAGCGCAGCTTCTGGTATGTGTTGCAATGGCTTGAGTGTGCTTTCATCAACCTTTGGTTTGCCTGCCGGTGTTAGCTCACTCCATACAGCACCCTTAGAAACTAAACGTTCTGCTACCTGCTGTCGCGAACCAGGGTTGAACACTGTTACCTTATCCTTTAACTGCTTGCCTGTCTTATCAGACCAACGCTCTTCAACGATGGGCGGGAATACTTCTTGCAGTTCAGATTCGATAGCGTTCATTCGCTGTTCGTGTTCAGCATGTAACGTACACGCCATGTCAAAGTCAAACGCAAAGCCGTTGCTGACCTGCCCTGCGATGATAACAGCTACGTCATGCTCTAGCTGCTGACAATGCTCGCTGAAGTCTAACTTCTTGAGGCGCTGTACTATGTGCCGGTAGACGTGCCATGTTGCGCGACAGTCTGTCAGGCAGTACTCAACCATCTCATCTGTTAGAGGGCCGTCAAACGCTTCGGTTGAAAACTCTTGCTTGAGTTCTTCGCCGGTACGCATAGCCCACTGCTTCAGAGAGTGACCACCATCAATGGACGGATCAAGTAAACGACCAAGCACTAACGTATCCTTGATGTCACCCGTCCACGTAAAGCCCCAGATCTCTTCAAGTCTAGGCAGATCGAAGCCAATCAGGTTGTGACCGATAACCGTTGATACACCAGTCAAGGCTTCCTGTAGTTGTGTAACGTTGTAACACGCAATACTCTTCCCAGAGTCGGGCAGATACACGCCTGCTAGGTGTATCCTCTTCCAGTCCAAGGTCGTTTCTATATCCACCACAGCGTATGTCATTGTCTTCTTCCTGTTTAATTATCCAGCGACTCATGTTACTCATCGAAGTCTGCCTGCGATGTAGCTCTAGTTATGTGGTGTCCAAGATCAGGTCGAACCTTATCAATCAAGCGTGTGTAATACGGTATGTGTACGTTAGGAAGTTTGAAGTCTTCTGATTGTGTGAGAACTCTTTTGTTCCACCTAAGAACTTCAACAACCCAGCGAATACCTAGTTTTTTCTCTCCATTTTGAACGGCTTGTTCAACCATGCGTATAATCTCTTGCAAGATATGTGGATTGTCGTTGTGAAACTGCTCAAACTTTTTTCTGTTACTCATCGAAGTACTCCTCAAATTCATCAAACAAACTATTAAGCTCTGGTAAATCAGCGAGCGTTCTAAGGTCTTCACGATCACTATAATTAACATCACCGCCTGCTGTCAAGCATGACATACACAAGTCGATGAACTCATCTGTATTGGCACAGCGTAGGGTTGACTCGTAATCTGACAGCTCTACGTTGCAGGCTTTGCATCTCATAGCGCATTCTCCTGTTCTGTTAAACGCCCTGTATCTTCGTTATAGACTAGCTCACCTGCTGGCCCTGTCTTACCACTGAAACGATTCTTCAGTACGCGCAGCTTGGTAGTGTTACGTATCTCTGCGTCCTCTGCCTGGCTGTTACGCTCTGCACCGATCACCGCATCTGATAGCTGTGCGATAGCTGCACTGCCTCGAAGCATACCGAGACTTGTAACCGCACCATCCTCTAAAGACTTACCATCTGGACGCTTCAGGTGCGACACTAACAGTAGGGTGATCCGCATCTCCTGTACAAACATACGTAAGCGGGTCATTATCATATCGATTGCCTTGCGTTCATCCCCGTTCTGCTGATCGGAAACAAGGATGGATAGGTGATCGAGGATAATAAACTGACAGTTAAGACCCTTAACCATGTAGCGCATACGTCCTATCACCCGTTCGATCTCGTTACTTCCGAAGCTATCCCAAAAGAATACACGATTATCGTAATCACGCGAAACAAAAACACGTTCGACTTCTTCAGGGTCATAGTCGCAATCAGGCAGGTGAATGGGTTTGTTCATCTCTAACCCCACAAGACCCCGTAATGTACGCTCTGGCGTTTCTTCTAGGAACATAAGCCCCATAGGTGTATCGCTCTGCTGTAACATCGACACGACCATCTCGCGCAGGATTGTAGACTTGCCTAGTCCAGAACCAGCACACAGCGTGACAAGCTCCGCAGGACGTATCCCGTACAGCATGTTATCAAGTCTCTTGAACGGATACGAAACCGGACTGCGCGTAAGCGGTGTCTTGATAGCCTCTAACAACTCTCCGGCTCGCACGATACCGTCAGGCGTGAACGTCTCCGCTGCCCACCACTGCTTAACAAACGCCTCTTGCTTGCCGTTGATGAGGTAGTCATTCGCATCCTTGTAGTCTTTGAGCGTAACGATCTTTGCCTTGTTACCGAACAGTTCTGCTACGTCTTTCGCTGCCTTAACGCCGTGGCTGTCGCTGTCGAAACAGATGATGACGTTCTCAAAACTATTCAGGTATTCGTAATGCGTTTGACAGTCACGCACTGCTGCTTGTGCGCCGTTGCGTATGCTCACCACAGGGTATTTATTGTCGAACATC